CAATTAGGTAGTTTCTATCTTCCTAATTATCGACTTGTGTTCAGAGGTGTTGCAGACATTGAACCGACAAAAGACTCCGATTCGTTGTTACCTGTTGGGGTTTGGCAGATCACCGAAGAATGTGAAAGAGCTTTAGATATTTACGAAGGTGTTAAAAGGGAACTTTATAGAAAAGAATATATTAATGGTATTCTTACCTATCGAATGAACACTACAGAAATTTTTCCACCATCAAGAGAATATTTTACAAGTATCTTGATCGGTTACAACAATTTTGGCCTAAATCCAGCTCATCTCTATGATGCGTTGGGTTGGTCGCACTACTCGGACAGTTTGCAGGACTACACCCAATACGCATAATAAAAATTGTTCGGATTAAAACAGGAACCAGGCTTCGGCCTGGTTTTTTTTTGTCTGTTTCCTGGTTGGGTCAGCATATAAACCGAACAATTGTTCAGTTTGTTGGCCGCTGGCCACGGCACTCTGCTGGAAAAAGGGGTCAGCACAGTTGCTGACCCAGTTTATCTCGGAGGAAATACGAGTTGATACAGTCCGATTACCAACGAATCCGAAGAATGTCAAGTCCGAAGTCCGAAGAGTCCGAACAATTGTACGAGTTATTGGAGTCCGAAAATAAACCGAACAATTTGTCCTGTCACCTGGACAGCAGGGCCAGCCCAATCAGTCCGATCAGTCCGATAATCCGAACAAATTGGCAGTCCGAAGCTCCGATCAGTCCGAAAAACACCGAGTCCGAAGACCGAAGTCAGCGTCTAAACACCGAAACGGGGTTATTTTGTGTGATTTGCGTCTTCTACGCTATTATTGACTATCTCAATCCGAACATCTTCATTGGGCGTTACGTTCTTCATTCTATTTTCCGCTAATGATTTAAATTCGTTAAGTTTCTCAACGATTTGCTCCCTAGTAAGCCCATTCATATCCTCGTGCATTACGTGAGATTTGTTAACAAGTAGTCCTGTCGCCTTTAAACGCAGCTCTTCAGCTCTAATTGCTTCACCGATACGACCACTCTGCCAAGCATCATTACGCATCTTCAAAAGGTCACGTACCGACTTTTCAATCGTTACACCGAACTTAGCGTTAGCTTCTAATCTCATCTCTTGGTATCGCTCTTGAATAACTGGATTACGCAGTAATCTAACGGCATCTACAGATGGATTGCTATATCCAGCTTCTCGTGCCGCTCCAGTCTGTGTTAAGTCCTTATAAAAAAACAGATCAAGAAATTTCTGTTGTTTTGCAGTTAATCGTTTCCAACCAGCTTTGGTTTGTTCTTTCGTTAATGGTTCAGCGACATTGACCATTTCAGCTCCTTTTCGCTATGAAAATATATAGGGGGAGGTGGTGGTTACTTACCACCCCCCTATACCCCCTATAGGGGGTAAGTCGTGGTAAGTTGGTAAGTAGCAATAAAAACAATGACTTAACACCTATAATTAACTTACCATAGTAAGATGTAACCTCCGTAACCACTTTCTTATTCAAGTAATAAAAACAATGACTTAGCAAGTTACCACCAAATCTACTTACCGCCGTAACTTGGTAAGTGGTAAGTAGATTAATCATTTTTCACCTTGTTCATAGCTACAATCCACACATATATATGTATCATCCTTATAAGTAATAAACCAATCATCTTCTTTCAGTTTATTACACTCTGGACAACGTAACTTCTGTGCAAAAAGCAACTCTTCCTGTAGCTTTTTGTTTTTGCCTATAGGAAATGCTATTACCTCACCCATAACTATACCTTTAGCAATATTAAGAGGCATTGGCAACAGGATCGCCAGAAAATTGTTCGTTTTGTGATTTTGCATATCTGACACATTCAAGATAAATATTATCCCAATGTTGTTCTTTCATGCCATATGACTTCAACGCTTTCTTCATTACTCTCGTAGCAGTATCTGTCCATACAATAGCAGTAGCCATAGCATACTTCCATGCACCTACTTCCATTTCGAACCTATCATAATTACTATTTTGATTAGGGCCAATCAAGTGACCAATCTCATGCAAAGCAGAAACATAGTATCCAGTGTTCTTTGTGGGTCTAATGGTAATACTGTTTCTAACTCTGTTAGCACAGTAAAAAGGTCTTCTGTCATCTAACGGAACATAACTAACAGTAATGCCATTCTTGGCACACAATTCTTGCACATGAAGTGCCATATCAATTCTTTTAACCAAAGTCATTTTCAATCTCCCTTTTTTACATAAACAATTCGGTTAGCTTGTGAAATGGTCAAACCAAAATGATCTGCCACATCTTGCATACTAAATTTTTTCTCTGTCATTCTTTTCATATGAACACCAGTAACTTCTTTGCCTTTGACTTTACCTTTGTTCTCTTGCCAAAAATCTTTGACCTCTTCTTTGAACTCATCTGAAAATTTAGTCATTCTTGTATTTCTCCTTATATTCTTTTTTATTTTTACAATGACTACTGTCCATAATTTTACAATATTCATCCCAATACGGACTATCAGGATTACTAGGTAAATTTCTTTTTTTAGAAATTCTATTGATTGCTGCAATTCTTAAATCTTGCCAACTCTTATTAATTGATTTCATAATTAACTCCTAATAACAAAAAACTAGGGGTATAAACATACACGGACATATCTTTCCACCCCTCTGACGGCTCTTAAAACGAGCCTTTTTATGGTAAATGTAGGTAATCTATGAATTTGATCGCAAATGATTAAGGTAGACACGATCTTTTGCACATAAAATAAATTTAGTATAATAACCTTTAGGGCAAATTTAAATTCGTGATTCATAGTTAAGACATACCTACTTGCCTTGAATGGAAAACTTATGTCTACCACCCTATAACTCTTGTTCTAATGTCTTTTCAATTTTTTTCAATTCAATAATCTCCTCGTGATCAGAGTGATCCTGGTCAAATTCGTTGACCTCCCTGTTCTCAAGAAGATACAATCTATTCCTAACCAAATCTAGCAGAGTATCTCGTTGCTCATTTGGTAACTCAAAACAAACAGTGACTTTTGCTGGCATTATGCATTACCTCCATCTCCATACAGATGAAATAGATTAATTGCAGAAACTGGTGTATCCTTATCTGCATAATCCTCATAGTCTTCATCATATTCACTAATGATATACACATCAAAACGATTGGACAAAGTATCAAGAATAAAATCGGGATTGTTGCCACCATAACGAAAAATGTCGATAACTTCTTTATCTTCATTCAATGCAAAATGTAAAAAGTTACCATCATTATCTCTGAACCATTGACCATCTTGATCGTCATATCTGTAAAGAACCTTAAAATCATCTTTACATTTTTCTTCGATCTCACTAATGGCAATCGGTTCGCTTGGTCTGTAATATGTACTCATTTATTTTCTCCCTTTAATTTCAACATTTGATGGAAAACTATTTTCACAAATTACACCATCAATTAATTTAAACTCGCATGATGCATCTTCACCTAGAGCATTAGGATGACCTTTACTATCATCACCAATGATATGAACAATGCTTTCTCCTGTCGAATTATCTACGTACACAGTTAAACCATTATCTAATTCAACAGATGCTACGTTATCATTTACCTTTGACACGATTAATTTCATTACTTATCTCCCCAAAAAGATTTGTTACCCAATGCTAGATACATTGTTTTAGCACTATCTAACTGCTCTTGAAGACCAATTTCTTTTAAGTCCTCATTAGTATCTGTTAACTCTTCAATCAAATGAGTGAGTGCAACCTCAAGAACATTAACATCTAACTTGGTTAAATCTGTTAACATTGTAGTGCTTTTAAAATTAGACTCTGAACCATAATTTTTTGTTTCATATACATTCATTTATTTTCTCCATAAAATAATTTATTTATGTACATATAGGCAATGTATTTCCTTGTGTCAACAAATTATTATTAAAAAAGATCAATTTCTTCATAATCGAAAACATCACCAAATTTTTCGCTGGCTAAACCACTGTTTGATAAGTACCACTGTTGCTTGTCATTCAACATTCTTTTAGCAATCTTATCTTTAACATCATCAAGTAAATATTTATCAATGTATTTCATTAATTCTAAGTATTCTCTCCTTGACATTTTGCCTGGTTTTTTGTCATTCCATGTATAATAATCCATAACTTTATTAAATCCTTTTCACGTTGTTTAATGTCTATACAATTAAAGAACGCTTATTATTGGATTTTTCTTGGATTTTTTTTAAAAAAAATTAATTTATGTTGTCTCTTGCAGTCTGTGCTTGGTATTCGCCACGACTCATTGGCCCATTGATAGTGCCAAGCCATTTACGACCACCAGCAGTGGAGAAACTATATTTATCTACTCTGCCATCAGTAATTAACTCTCTGACAATACCATCTAGTACCCTCTGTGATAAACCGAACAATTCCTGGGGTGCGTTGGAATCGTCCATTCTCATCATCAACGAATCTGCACCTCCCTGTTGGCATAAGGCTTGACCACCATATTCACAGTCACGAATCCAGTTAAACAGAACATTTTTGCGTAAATCTCTGTTAGTTCCTATGTTCAATTGTTCGATATCTTCAGTTCGATCAACCAATAATCCTGTATTTATATCCCGAACAAATCTACGAATTGTACGATTCGCTGGCCCATTAGACTTAACAACTGCTCCGTCAAAACACCGATTACGTTGATAATCTATGTTCAGTTCCTTACAACGCTTCTTAGCCGATCCTTCATCCAACTGCCATAAAGTAAATGCACACCGAACACCATCAACAAGTGCAGACGTACCTCTAATCAAATTCCGAGCTTGTTCTGGTGTTGATATAACTGTGTCGTCCTTAACCTTTGTCATATGGTGACACATCATTATTGATGCACCAGTCTCCGAACCCATCTTGGACATTAATCCAGTTAAAGCAGCTCCAGATGCTGGATCAGAGTTCACATCTGCGTGTACGAATGATGCTAACGGATCAAAGATAATAAGTTTAAGATTAGACATATGAAGTATCTGCTCGTATATACGTTCAAACTCTTCTGATGTCGTCAGTTCACCATGTACGCTTTGCAATATAGGAAACACACCACCGACATTTGGCAACGATACAATTCGCAACTCGTTCTCATAATGAAATCTTTTATCGTCTGGATCAAGACGTTCAATACGTCTGTGCATTTCTGCTTCGTCATCCTCAGCCGTAAACACTACAACATTACCAAACTCCGAAACTGTGCCACCGAAAGATTTCTGCATTGGCGTACCAGATGCTACTTTCATGGCTAAATCCAACGTCAACATACCTTTACCTGCATCTCCTGCGGCAGACAGTATAATCGGCACACCCATAGGAAATGTATCTTCTACAATAAACTTCTGTATTGGAGCATCACCGACAAATCTTGAGATCAGCAAACTGTCATCTAACAGATTAATATTATGCTTTACAGATGTAGATGGCGTTTGCAGAAAGTTATTAATATCAAAACCCTCGT